GCCCAGCACTATCGCATTTAACGAGAGCTAAGATCGAAGATGAGTCGGTCAGGTAGATCGTAGTATCACGGGGAGTTTCGGTAACCTCCCTGTTTGTCACGATCCGTTCTTTCTGCTCAGAGGTTACCGGCTTCTGACTGCGACAACTTAACAGAGCAACAACTATCAATAAAAGAGTAAGTTTTTTCATATTATTCAATATCAGGTAATTCAACAGTACGGCCAGCTAATTCATGAGAGCAGTCCGATAAAAATCTAATACTCCCGTTCTCAATAAATGAGTGACAGGTTCCATAGAACGGTTTCTCATTTTTGAATCCCATGAATCCTCTTTGTAAAAAGGATGGTGAAATTGTAGGTTTATCAAAATCATGATTAAATTTCCACCGATCATCAAATGCATGTTCGCAATTACACCCGGGACAAACAAAATGATATTGCCATGAATTTTCACTCCTTTGTATTTTCTTTATTTTAGCCATTTAACTGAAATAAAGGTTTGCTTCAGATTCACGTCTCCTAACCAATCCGGCCATGGGCTTACCATTTGCCTTTATCCACATGCCAAATGCTTCCCTGATCTTCGGGTCATAGGGATTGGAGATAACAAGCCGCTTCAGAGTACTCTTATCGAAGTTCCCGGAACCGCAGTTATACACGAATGAAACAAGAGCATCGTATTGATTCTGATTTAACCCCTGAATCCTGTTCACAACCATTTCAGCACTTGCAAGGTCCTTCTTTAATAGTTCCTCAGCCTTTTCTTTCGTGATCTCAGTATTGTGTTTGACATCCGAACCGGTATGACCATAGCCGACGGTAAGCACCCCAGCCGGGCAGCGGTAGGCTTTTAGTTCAAGCGATTCATAAGACTTTATTAGATCAATCCCCTTCTGACCTGTTTTCATCCTTCTGAGATTTTGCGATTTTATAAACCTGCTTTAAAAGAGACTTCCGGATCTTCTGATCCTTGTTACCCCAGACTTTTGAATCGTACTCAGCAACAAAGTCCTTTTCAGATTCAAAAGCACAGACAGCATCAGCCAGTATGCTGACGCCGTCCATGGTTATATAGTCCTGCCTGTCCATTACGGCATTATTACAGTGAGTGTATTAGACTCATACCCGTTATCTGGAGGGCCTCCAATATTACCCTCCTCGAGCATGTCGGGAGTCGTTAACGAGATCACGTGCTCACCGGTACCGGTAAAACTGACATCCCAGCCAGAGCGTGTTGTGCTGGCGGCGACAGTTGTTATTGTCACGTTTACCCCTGCTTTTGTGACTTTCCACAGGGATCCGGCAGCAAGGGCGGATGGGTAGGAGTCAAACAGATCAACCTTGTCGCAAGCTGTTTTGATGCCAACAGTGACCTTACCGGCTGTGACATCAAGCTGCGTGAGTTCAACATCAATATTACCTTTTACGGCTTCTTCGACATCAACGCCAGGATCAATGTATACAACATTGTCGTTAAACTCTGCGGGTTTAGCAAGCGCAAAGCGCGCCTGGAAGATAGCGGCGTTGGAGCCGTCCGCAGCCTTGAAGGGCTTTGCATAGAAGAAATCAAGCGAGAACCCGGTAATGTTACCGTCAGAGGCACGGGTACCGAAAATGACGTTGTTGCTGTCAACAAACAGGACTTTCTTATCAGACTTGTTAAAAGCCCTCAGTTTTTTCTGAAAGCACAATCCGCCTTTAAGGAATCGGAAGGTCCAGTCATATTTGCCGTCTTTGGCCACCTGCTTTGAGCCGTAGCCGAGGGTACTTACTGTTTCTTCCTCGCTGTTGTCAGCGATTTCTTCAAACCTAAAAATAGGATATACCCTTTCTGATTCACCAGCCAAACATAGACCTTGCAGTAAAGCAATAATACCCGCAGCCTCGACGTCAGTAAAGGTCTTGTTTTTAGGGATCAGGATTGCTCCTATAAATTTATCCGGTGCCATAGTGCACGACGGAATACCTGTGTTTGCACCTCCCACGACGCAAACAGGAGTGTTAATTGTTGCGCTCATTAACAAAAAGTATTTTGTTTTAAATTCAATTGTAAGTCAACTATCTCGATGCAATCAATATAATCGTTGAACAGATTCTTCTGATTGCCGAATAATCCAGACCGACCCCAGTACAGGCGGTCGATCTTCGTGTGAAGGAGTTTTATGGGGTTATCCTCTCTGAAGTATCTTGACTTAGCAATCTGCTTCAGAAATTCATCGTAAATAGGAATGAGAATCGGCTTGAAGTTCTGAGCATACCGGTCTGGAGCTTTTAGCTGAGGAGAGGTAAGGTTAGCGATGATCAGGTTCAGCTTGAGTTCTCCGTCTGAATTGTTCAGCCCTTTCTTTTCGGTAAAATCCTGAAATAAAGCGATCAAAGGGTACTTCGTTTCTGAAGACTTCGGATTCAGGGTCATCTCCTGGAGAGATTCAACGATTTCAAGCGGGTGACCGTGCTGGTAGAAGCACTTCAGCCCGGTAGCAGCATAATCGTGCTGAACCTTTGCTGATGTCCTCTCAACAATCGTCCTGAACAGATCAACTTCTACTATGCTCATAACCCAAACATGTTAATAGTTTCGAGCGAATAAGCCGTGTAGGGATCGAACTCCGGATAATCTGCCTGGTGCTCAATCAGCCAGTCATAGACCAACCTCCCGCCTCTAACACTGTCGTTGTATGCCCTCATCATTTTTTCACCCACGACAACGGCAGCGTTTTCAGCGGTTGGTTCCAGCTCGCCCAGTGCACCAGTAACAGTAACCCGGTTACGCGCCCAGTGATAATACACATACCCGGTGATCGGGCTCTGCGTTTCTGATCCGTCCAGTTTCTTTGCAAGCTCAACCCATCGTTCATCCACGGATTCTGACTTCAGCCCAGTCATGAGTACGGCATAAAGAGTAGCACCAAGTACTTGCTTGAGGTACTCAGGCTCGTACTTAGTAATAAAGCCGGTGAGCTCTGACAGGTTGCCAGTGACGGCAGGACCTAATCCCGTAAGATTCGGAACAAGGTATTCGCCTGTAAAATTATTGACGGTCAGGATAGACATTATTCAGCTACTTTAGTATCCTCTGCCCAACCTTTTGCTTTCAGCAAGGTGGCCTGAGTGGGGTGTACTTTGTACGTTACCCCGGCTGTCATGTGCTTTGCCTTTTTGGTTGCGACAATCTCAACGGTTTCGGTGAGATCAACCATAGTAACTTTCTTTTTTTCTGCCATAATGTTATAAATATTATGGGGGAGGATTACTCCCCCGGATTGTTATGCAATTTCAATCGCGGCTTTGATTGTAGCAAAGTCGCCGTACAGGAAAGCCGTTTTCTGGAATTCCTTAATGTATGTCATCAGGCGTTTTTCGCCTACTACAGTCACGTAACCTCTTGACATATCGTCATTTTCCCAGCCAAGAACAATTTCTAACTCGACATAGTCCCTGATGTTAAGCTTAGAGAAATCGCCGATTAAGAATTTTCCAATGTCAATCTGATTAGCAGTCTTTACCCTAACTCCGCTAATAATATTGCCGTCTGCTGTAGTGAAAGGAGGCAACACGTAATGCCCGTCACCGGCTTTTGTCATCTCCATATTAGCAGAATCAATAGGATTCAGATAAACGATATTAGGATTCTGATTGAGGGTTGTTTGCTGAGTGTAGCCAGCTTTAATAGCATCGAAATTGTTTGCTCTCTCTGTTTTTACAGCCGTTAAGACGTATGTTGTTGACTGAGGGATAACACCAAGAAGATTGTCACCAACACCATCACCGTTCAGGATGTCTGCTTCTTCTTTGATTTCGATTTCATTTATTACGTCTGAGTTCAACTCAGCCATGAATCCGGGAATATCCTTCAAGGTTTCCTTTGTGAACTTAGCTGTAATACCAACCTTTCTGGCATCAGTCTTATTTGTCCTGATCTGAAAAGAATAAGCCGGCTTTAAATCACCTTCACCAATGAAAGCGGCCTGCCCATCTTCATTAAACTTTTCCGCCCAGGCATGTGAAGGACTTGTAGTTGTTGAAACAGAGGCATACTGACGAATAAATCTAGCATTTTGAGGGGCTCTGTCATATCCTGAATCCATTGTCGGCATAGGAACGTAAGCGCTTCCTCCTGGAACAATGTTAGCTGTTGTAATCGGCGAATTTGCTGCCTTCAGTATAAATTTGAGTTTACCTCCAGGGGCTTCCTGCATTGCATCCAGAAGGGATTTACCTTTAAGCTGCTCATCAATCTGTTTCGCGAAGCTTTTAAACTCCTGAGGCTTGCCCCCGCTTTCTTTCAGCCCTTTGATAGCAAGCCCCTGTGCTTCGAGAGCATCTTCGAGCTTTTTGATTGCCTCCGCATTAGGGTTGTTGTCCTTGAAGTAGGTAACAAGATGGCCGTCTGCGAGTTCTTTGAATTTTGTTTCTGAAATGTAGCCCTTCGTGTGCTTCTCGAGTTCCTTATTGATTGAGTCAACAACCGCCTGAAGGGACTTCTGTTCCTTCTCGGTTAGATCCAACCCCGTCGGAAGAACCAAAAGCGTAGCAGCAATAGCAGCTCCGGCAACTGGTGCGGTAATGAATAACATAAGAGAAATCATGAATAGGATTCCTCCTGCAATGAAAGCGAGCTTTCTGTCTCGCTTAAAAATCATTTTTTTCATTTGAAAAGTTAATTAGTGAATTGAATTGTCCCCAGTTTCTCAAGCAGTGATGATTCATGCGGCTTGCCTTCGTCCTTGAGTGCTAATTGCGGCTCCGATTCGGCAAGTGCTACATGCTTACTGATCAACTGTCTAATTGTGTATTGAGTCTCAAGATCAAAGCTCTTGAGCGTTCTTTCTGTTTCACGAATCAGGACGTTACGCTCTGATTCGATTGTTTCTGCCTTCATTCCAGTGAAGGGCGTGTTTTCGTTGGCACCAAGGGTAACAACAGATCCTTCAAACAACATGACTTCGTAACAGATGAATGCCTCTACCTTTGTTCCGTCATTGTTTACCCATTCGCCCCACTCGCACTTATCCCACACGTAGCGTATTCCGATGGAGTGCTGGTTAAGTGTGCCGGATTTGTACTGTTCAAGCACCCTATCGCCTTGCGGGATCTTATCGATATATGCTTCGAAATACAGCCCGAAGTCATCTTCCTTCAAAACTGTAAAATGACCAATCGGGTCCCTCATGTCGTGCATGTACAGATACGCGATCTTGCGGGCTGTCGTTGACTCCGGTCCACGATCTGAGATGCTCTTTGCAAAGCACCCTTTGATGAGCACATCATTATCGGAATCCATCACGTTGAATGCAGAGAGATACCCGGAAACCGTCCGGCTTTCACTGTCCACCTTCATCGAGTCAACAGAGAGTGACTTGTAGATAACAGGCCGTGCGGCCAGGGCTGCTTTAGTTTTGTACTTGTCCATCGTGAAAAGTATTTCCGTTAAACTTTACCGGGTCGTAATCAATGCCAACCCGCCATTCCTCCTTAGTGACAATACCCAGTTCATAAGCTACCTTGAAGCCTTCATTTTTAACTTTGAAGGCGTCGGCCTTATCTTTCTCTGATTGCTGAAAGATGTCAAGATGATCGTAGTAAATGGAGATTTTAACTCCCTCTGGTAGTCCAAAAAAAGATGTCAATGTATCTGCCCATCCCTCAGC